TTTCTATGTTAACGGCAGTTGTGTATATTTTATCCAGTAATGGACTTCATAATATCTTGGAATTCAGTAAACCCAAGAAGCTATGTATAAAGAGGCATAGTACACTAATCTTCTGGCTCCGAGGCTGAGTTATAGCCGGGTGCGGCACCCACGTTCTGGACCGGTCCCTGCCAAGCCTTAAGCAGTACCCCCAACTCAAATCCGATTTGCGTTCCTAAACAGTCCCCAGATCAACATTAAAACAATAACAACTTATCATGAAATTAATTCTTTCTGCATCTTATGATTCAGAATTCAATCAATCTAATAATAAATCAATCAAATATTTCTTCCCAATTGAGAAATATCTATCAAATAATCAAAATGAAGTTTAATGTTGCTTTTGCCTTATTAAAGGCACGGATGTTTACAACCGGACCCAATCTTCACGATCCCAACGCTGTTGTGGACTACGTTGAACTGTCCAATGAATCGAAAAATGAGGGAGTACGCGGAGAGATCCAAAAATGGATGGAATCTCTAGGTATGGGCGATTTAAATGTATTTCGACACGTGGAACGACTAGTTATGCTATTTGTGTCAGTTTCACAAACAACTTCAATCGCAGGGATAGTAGCAGCTTTTGGGCTCTACGCAGGTGATTTCTATAATGGCTCCATTGTTGAAATGGTGGAATCATATTGTCTTGAAATGCTTGCTGGCCCACAAGGACCTGGTGGTGATGACGAAGACAAAGGGAAAAGTTGGAGCTCATTCTTTGAGAACTTGAGAACCAACTGGGACAGTGTAAAACTGAGCCCTCTCTTTGAGAACTTCTCAAAACTACTTGGTCTAGCTGTCGCTATGGAGTTTTGTCGAATCGAAGACGTTACCCTAAATGTTAAACAAGTGAAATTATGGGGACCAGATCTTCGACTTTTGCACGCAGATGCATTTTCCCTAATTGATGCAGCCTTTCAGACTGTTGCATTCTTTGCACAAAAGTTTACAGAGGCTTGGGAAAAGCGATCAATCAAACATTTCTTTTATCCAGAAGATAAGGCTTTGAAGCTTGATAAGCTATTGACACGCTTGAGAGCAGAACAAGACTATCTACTGGCTGGATCTATTGAGAAGCTGGAAGGGAGAACTGATGCAGCTTATCAAAATGATCTTGACTATTGTGTCACCGAACTAACTAATATGTTACAACAGGAGAAGAACGACATGCGTAAACGTGTGTTGTCGGACAAGTTGATGTGGTGTACTACAATGGAAAAGAAAATTATCGCGTCGAAGGTTGGTACCAAATCACGTAGAGCTCCTTTTGGCTTTGGAGTTCGAGGTGTTCCCGAAGTAGGGAAGACAGAGTTTATCAAACAATTGAGTACCGTCTTGTTCCAATCAGCTGGATTGGACACATCAGAAGAATTACGCTACACTAAGAATTTAGCAGCCCAATATTGGGATGGCTTCAAATCTAAAATGTTGATGATTACTTTTGATGACTGTGGGGCAGGAAACCCACAGCTTGAGAAGACAAACTATGCTGAAGAGTGGATCAAAACAATGAATAGAGAAGCTTTTTCACCAAATATGGCAGCTTTGCCAGATAAGGATACACGATTTGTAGAAAATGAAATTGGATGTTGTACTTCTAACGATCCATATTTCGGATTCCGCAATCGTTTGTCCGAACCAGATGCAGGAATGCGTCGATTTGATCTTCTTTTGACACAGCGTGTCAAGCCTGAATTCCGAAAGGAAATCGGAAATACTTTGGGTATTGACAAAGACAAGGTCCGTAAGTGGAAGGACCTACACCCCCATGAACCTATTGACGATGTTTGGGAATTTGACATCGCTGTCTGGCAATGTTCAGGCAAACATGGGGTTTTGGGCGAAGAAGTTTGGCTCCAAAAGAGTGCGTCCGCTATGGATGTAGCCAAAATAGCTGTCCGAATGTTTAATGAGCACAGAAATCATGAGATGAAGTGCATGGCTAACAAAGCTTTAAAATCTGAAGTACCACTTTGTGGTGTTGATGGTTGCACAGCTTTTGCCAATTGCTGTTTCAAACATTCAAATTTGCCCAGTGTGAAAGAATGCACACAAACTCAAAATTCCAATCCCGCTCGCAGGCAACCTGTTTCATCATCTAGAGAGGAACTTCGTTCTATTTTTAAACATACAAGAATTGTAGATCCAAGAGATGAAATTGCTTACAGCCTACGAGACACTGTACTTGCAGATGCAAAAGAATTCAGTAAACAATTCGGTGGTGGTGATCCAGACTTTGATGTTTTGGGTGATCACACTGTTGCAACTTTTACTCGCGTTAAAACGAGCATTTGGAGCACCGTTAAGCGAAATGTGTTCGGTGTGTGCGACAATCTTGATCGAATGGGTTCACTAGGTCTATTGACTGCTGGTGCGTACTTCTACCGTCATTTTGATTGGATGAAGTTTGTGCCAACACCATGGATCAATAATCCTACATTTACTAAATTCGCCATGAGTATGGATTACACAAGATTACGAAACCGATATGTAACTTTAACATTGGGATTGTGGTCTTCCATTTCCTATGGTGCATTTGCTGCACTCAGATGCAATTTTGCCCGAGAAAGGTGGCCTTCTCCATCTAGGCGTGCCATGGCTATTTTGCCATTGTGCACTCTTGGAGGTTTCATGGTACAAAAGTCTATGGCTAGTATCATTGAGAAGGGTTACCGTCAAGAGATGGCAAATCGTAATGTCATCGCTCCTATGTATAAGGACTTGAGGGATCATTATATGCCTAAGGTCTACATCGGCTCAGCAATTATTGCTTCTGTTCTTCTTTAGGAAAATTGTATTCCGCCACTCGTGGCATGGAACCACAAGGGTCTCTTGATCCACAAACACCTGAAGAAGTTGCAGCTCGTGATGCATCTCCAAATCCTTGGTACACTGAGTTCTTTGGATTTCGTAGAGCAAAGATCTCTGAGAAGGCGAAAACAACAACTCCAGGGGATGTGAGCCGTAAGGTCTACAGAAATACTGTATTCATGAGGACACATACTACTGGAGAATTTGGAAATGCACTATTTGTGCGTTCCGGATTGTTGTTGGTTCCGAACCACTATTTCGATGGTGGTGACGAATTAGAGATTTCTGTTACAACGAATAATCCATTGACACGAGGTAAGAAAAGTATGAAAGCCTGTATTTCCAAAAGGTATTCTTGGAAACCACAAGACCAATCAGATGTGCGGTTTTGTTATCTACCGATTGGTGGTGACTTCGCCGATATCACTGAGTATTTTCCAGATGCTCCGATGCCGGGAGATGGAGTACTCATGAGATGGAGAGACGAATGTGGTGAAGAGGTACCTATTTACGGAAAATCCGTTCCAGGAATGACTGGATGGGGAGGCTTGAAATTCCAAGGCGGTGTTACAAGGAATATGACAGAAGAAACTTTTAAGGGTCTCTGTGGTGTTCCTCTCGTTGGTCAAGGAAGAGATTCAGCAATCCATGGAATTCATGTAGCTGGTAAGACAGGAGAAAATCGAGGATGCTATTGCTATGTGTCCAAAGATATGATTGAAGAAGCGGTCGTTAGACTGTCGGATATGTCAGGTGTCACTTTGACTTCTTCTCTAGGAACTTTTGAGAAGCAAGTACATGGACAACAAGTGATTATTGATAACAACTTGCACCCCAAGTCTGTTGCCAATATTTTACCCGAAAATTCTCATATCATATTTATGGGACACTGTGGAGGACGTGTTGCTTCTCGTAGTGATGTTAAAGTCACTCCGATTAGCGAACATGTCACTGATGTCTTGGATTCACCCAATATTTATTGTGGTCCGAAGATGAAACCAGAGAGATACGCGTGGGAGACTAATTTGAAAAAGATGATGGATCCCGCAAAGATGTTTCCTGGTGAATTACTGCATCATGCAGTTCAAGATTATGAGGCTCCAGTTCTCGAGTTATTTCACAGATCAATGTGGAACAACATCTCTCCCCTAACCGAACAACAGAACCTGTGTGGTATTCCAGGCAAGAAATTTATCGATGCCATGAAAATGGATACTTCTGCTGGATTTGGTTTCAAAGGTAAGAAATGTGAATGGGTTGACGAGGAAGTCGATCCAGACACTGGCCTTCTAATTCGTAGGCTTAAAGGTGAAATGAGAGCTGAAGTGAACAGACAGGTCGAGTGTTGGCGAGCGGGAAAGCGTGCGTATCCCATTATTAATGGGTGTAAGAAGGATGAGGTTCTTTCGAAGGAGAAGTGTAGAATTTTCTTCGCTTCCTCCATGTCGTTGGTGTATAATGTTCGAAAGTATTTCCTTCCAATCGTGCGTGTGTTTCAAATGAATCCTCTTATTACGGAGTGCGCCGTAGGTATTAATGCTCACGGTCCGGAATGGGAAGATTTGCGTGGATTCATCCACGGGAAAGAAAATCTCTTTGGTGGAGATTATGGGTCTTATGACACAAAATTGAGTTCTCAACTCTTGATGGCAGCTTTTTCCGTCTTAATCAATTGCGCTAAGCTGTGTCACTATTCTGAAGATGACATTTCCATTATGAGAGCTCTTGTCGCAGATGTTGTGTTCGCCGTTATCAATTATGATGGCAACCTCCTTCAGATGACTTTGGGTGTCCACATTAGTGGAAATCCTTTGACAGTTATTCTGAATGGCATTTGTGGCAGTTTGAATCTGAGAGCCTATTTCTTCTCTGCCAACCCTACATTCATGAAAGATGCAGTTACCTTCCGTTCATGTGTCAATCTCATTACTTATGGTGATGACAACATTGGCACAGTGAATGGGAAGAACTGCAATTTTACGATTAAGGGAGCTTCTGAATTCCTAGCTAAGTATGGTCAAATTTATACCATGCCTGACAAAGAATCAGAACTTGCAGATTATCTTCAACCCGATGAGGATGAGTTTTTGAAACGCAATTCAGTGTATATCCCAGAATTAGATCGACATTTGGGAGCACTGAATGTCAATTCAATGCACAAAATGCTCCATTGTTATGTGCGCAACCGTAAGAGTCCTCTGACTGAGGAACAAGCGTGTGCACAAAACATCGATACTGTGTTGTTAGAAGCTTTCAATCACGGTAGAGAATTCTACGAGGATTATCGGACAAAGATGAAAATCATTGCGGAGCGATCTCATCTGACCCACATGTGTGATAGGTTAGAAGAGACTTTCGATGATCGCGTAAGTAGGTGGAAGGAGACCTACGAAAATTCCGCAGGGACAGCGGGATAGGTGTAGTAACCATGAGTTGAATAGTCCCATGTGATCTATGGTTACCAATATGTGTTATGTGTTTTCATATTTGTGTATAATATATAGATGGCTTGGTTACATGAATAAACGTGCTGTAGTGGTGGACGTTTTCTAGCGTCGGGAGTCGTTTCCCAGTCATCAAATGTGATGGTGTACATGTTTTGGGCAGTATTGTATACTAGATGTAGTTTAGCCTACTAAGACAACAAAGAGAAAAAGTGGTGCAGGTGCTAATCCAGCCTCATCACCCCCACGGGGAGCAAATGGAACTAAGTCCGGCGAGCAGCCGGCAACACCAGCCAAGTTGGAGATTACTCCTCCTGAGCTGAAGAGAAAGCAAAGAGTCAATTTGGAGAAGGCTTTATATAACCTTACTGAGACAGAAATGCTCATTCGACAGCTTATGCCTGAGGATTTTGAACCACAGTCTGGAACAACTGGTGTTAGCGTTCGCCCTGCTGGCAACGTCGGTATGCAGAATGTTGCTTTCGACGACCAGAATCCGGGTTACGCATACGAGGTCACTTCTACAGTTGACCCCACGCGGCGTATGCAAGACGCGAATGATGCCGCATTGGAGAATTTTTTCTCCCGCCCTGTAAAGATCGCAGAATATGAATGGGGCACCGGTACTACTTTAGCCGGTGATTTCAATCCGTGGGAATTGTATTTTGAGAATCCCAGAGTGATTAACCGTATTACCAATTACAAGCTTTTACGTGCTAATTTGCATTTGAAGGTTATGATAAATGGAAATGGGTTTCACTATGGTCGAGCCATGATGTATTACAATCCCTTAGATGCGTTTGACGCTCTGACGTCCAATGCTGCTCTTGTAGAGCAGGATTTGGTCGGCGGATCTCAGAAGCCTCACATATTTTTAAATCCAACTTTCTCCGAAGGTGGAGAGATGCGATTGCCATTCTTTTGGCCCTTAAATTATATTTCTATACCTAGCAGTGAATGGAGTGGTATGGGTAGAATTTATCTAAGGTCCATTAATACTCTGAAACACGCAAACGGAGCTTCAGATAAAGTCACAGTCAGTGTATTTGCATGGGCTGAGGACGTGTCTGTGTCTGTGCCAACTTCCAGGGATTCCAGTAGATTGTCACCTCAATCGGGGTTTGAGAAGCAATCTGGAATAGGAAGCGCAGTGGACAAAGCAAACCGAGCGTATAAAGCAGGAATGGCCGAGATAGATGAAGCAAACGACACAGGAATTGTGTCGGGTCCAGCAACGGCACTGTCAAAAGGTGCTGCTCTCTTAGCACCGTTGACTGGTCCTATGGCACCGTTCCTCACAGCAACATCTGGGGCATTAGGGGCTCTAGCTAATATAGCAAAGACACAGGGTTACTGCAAACCAGTAGTAACTAAGAACCCCGAACAGTTGCGACCGGCAGCTACTGGCTCATTGGCTTTGACCAATATACCCGAGCCAATCAACAAAATGACGGTCGACGACAAGCAAGAACTGACTATCGATCCTGGTATTTCCGGAATTGGTAGAGAGGACCAAATGGAGATCTCTTCAATTGCTAGAAGAGAGTCTCTTTTGACTACTTTCACCTGGGCCATAGGACAGGCACCAGAAACACTTCTCTGGAATTGTGCTGTGCAACCACAATTATTCGCGCAGTCTGGTTCCTCGCCTCATGTGGCATACCATTTGACAGCATTGGCGTACGCGTCATTGCCATTCAAGTTCTGGACCGGTACCATCAATTTCCGATTCCAAATGGTAGCTTCAAGCTTCCATAAGGGTAGGATTAAGGTGGTGTACGATCCAGAGTACTTGGATGCAAATCCAGAGTATAATGTGAACTATCTTGAAATAGTCGATTTGGCCGAAAAGTCAGATTTTACTGTGTCCATTTCAAATACACAAGACACAACTTTGTTGCGACAATACACCGCAGGAGTTTACGACGTGGATGATGTGTACGGGACTACCCGTATAGTCAATAAACCTCGTGGCAACGGTGTTATTGGTGTGTATGTTGTCAATGAGCTGACAACACCCAATTCTACAGTTAATAATGATATTGGCGTGAACGTCTATGTGTCTGCTGGAGAAGATTTCGAGGTATTTGTACCTGATGATGCTTTTGGATCATTTGAGTACGTATCTCGAGCTAATCCACCAACACGAACGACGACTAGCGCTGAGCCTCCTGATGAGGAACCATTGCGACTGAATCCAGATGGGTTTGAAAAGCAAAGTGGTGTTGCCGACACCACACCTGATGCTATTGAGACTGAAGAGGAGGACAAGCCAGTTGATCAAAAAACTGACAATCTGGCTCTTGTTCCTGTTTCTATGAACTTTACTAATTTAGTCTTCACAGGGGAAGCAATCAGGAATTTTCGCACAATGGCGAAGCGTTACAATCTCCATACCTGTATTGGTACTGGAGAGAGTGCAGCGACATCCGTCTATGGGTCTTATCCAGCATTTCCTTTCTTGAAAGGATATGTTCCTGGAGCAGTGCATACGACAGCTGGAGGAGCACCGTACAACTATTGTAATACGGTAATGCTCCACTATCTAATGACTGCTTATGCAGGATGGAGAGGATCCATCAGATGGAAGTGGCTTTACAAGTGCGCGTCTACTATTGTCAAGAATGGATCTCTGTACATACAAAGGCAGTCCATCGAAGGCGGTGATAAATTCCAGCAGAATTTCACCACAGCATTTCAAGGTGCTGACTTCAAGGAATATGCCCGTTCTGCATGTCAACAGTTTCCAGACTCCCCTAGATACGCTGGTGGTTTCGCAGGTCCACGAGGAATGGTCTACACTAATTTGTATATCAATCCTAATGCTGAATTCGAAGTCCCTTGGTACAATGATGCCCGGTTTGCTCCGGGTAAGCGTGCCGATTGGACTAGAATCAACAAGGACTGTGAATCCTACTTTTACCAGTGGATCGACAAAGGTGATCCTTCAACGCACTATGATCTTTATTGTGCTGCTGGAGAGGATTTCCAAACTTTCTTCTATACTGGACCTCCACGTATGTATTTTTACGTAGATGTTCCAGCATAGATTATCCAGCAACAAACGCTCTCTCACCTTTTAGGTGGGAGAGCATGGTGATACTACTAAGACCAAGAAGCTCGGCGGAGTTGAGGTCGGAAGCCAACTTGCATATAGGTTATGAATGCTTGCGTTCTAGACCTGCTAATAAGTAGTACCTTACGTGACCTAAGGTC